CGAAGACCATGCCCGGACCGCATCGCGGATCTTTTCGTGGTCTGGCGCCGCTTTAGCTTGAGCGCGGTTTATCATCGCTCCGGGGTGTATTCCGGTATTGTGTTGATACGCAAGTGAATGCATTGCTTTCCCTTTCGTGGTTAGGGCCGCCGTTAAGCGGCATGGTTCTCTGGGTGTGGAAACAGGTCGGGAAGATCAGGTCGAATTTCGTGTGCCTTAATCTCGCCACCAGTAGCGTTTACGATGGCTGTTACTTTTTCCGGAGATACGGAACCACCGTTAAGCCACTTGTGAACCGCTGGCTGGCTAACGCCGCAAATATCTGCGAGTCGCTTCTGGCTGCCAACGATTTCTAAAGCTCGTTGAATAACTTTGTTCATGGATTTTACCTATCCGATTACTGGATTAATGAAAAGATAACCCAAGTTATGGGTATTGTCCATAACCTTTGTTATTTTACTCTACATAACCTCGGTTATATATTGATAAGATGAAAACATTTGCAGAACGACTGAACGCGGCTATGTCGGCCGCTGACATATCTCAAGGACAGTTGGCTGATAAAGTCGGTATATCCCAGCCTGCAATTCAAAAGATGACGTCAGGTAAAACGAGCGGCAGCCGTAAGATGGTCGAGCTAGCTCATGCTCTGGGTGTAAGGCCGGAATGGCTTAGTTCTGGAGTGGGGGAAATGCGGATTGATGGTAATGTGCCATCGGCGGCCCAACCGGTCTCGGAAACAATTGATGTCTTTCGGGTTGATGTTTTAGACCTGAAAGTAAGCGCTGGTCCGGGGTCTTTTATGATTTCTGAATTTGTTGAGGTCCTGCATGCTATTGAGTTCACAACTGAGCATGCCAGATCTCTTTTCGGGAACCGCACTCAAAATGATGTGAAGGTGATGACCGTAGACGGTGACAGCATGTGCCCAACGATTCAGTCGGGAGATCGCCTGTTCTTTGACGTTTCGGTGAGGAACTTCAAGGTTGACGGAGTATACGCATTTGTCTTCGGGCAGCACTTCCATGTCAAGCGCCTGCAGATGCAGGGCCTGCAGTTAGCCGTGCTTTCAGATAATCCGGCTTACAAAGATTGGTATGTGACAGAAGAAAATCAGGACCAGCTATACATCATGGGTAAAGCGCTTATTCACGAATCGATAGCTTACAACAAACTGTAGCAGTGGCCGGAAGAGACTTTTGGTTAGAGACGAAGCTGCGGCTGGTGAGATAGGAAAGATGTTCTGGTCGGCGCATAGCTGGTGAAAAAATTATTTAATGCGGTGTATTGGCTGATTGTAACCCCATGTAACATCTTGCCGTCACCATTTCGGTGGTTAGATTTTTAATAAAAAAAACAAATGTATAGCAAGGTTTTTTATGGATAAAATTAATTACCCACCCCTGTTTGAGCCAGGGTTCCATGACATGGATGAAGCTGGATTAAAATCGTATTGTGTCGATTGCTTTCCTTCATCATCCAGGCGAGGCATGCTATACTGTAATTTTATACAGATACTCGAATCTATTCGAGAATTATCTGCTCAATATGGCTGTTTTACAGAAATATGGGTTGATGGTTCATACACCACGTCTAAACCAGAGCCTGATGATATTGATATTTTGTTGGTATGTGACTATAGCAAGATAAACTCAATACCTGTCATGCTTCGGGGCCGCGTCGATAATTTGCTTGACCGAAACTACATCAAACAAAACTACAAAATTGATGTCCTACTACTCATGAAGAATTTAGATGACCCTAACTATGATTATGAGTACTGGCGTAGCTACTGGCGCGGTTGGTTTGGTTTTGATCGCAGTGAAAACCCGAAAGGGTTAGTGAGGATTTTTTTATGAATGATAAATCAATGTTTAAAAATTGCGATAAACGCATTGATTTCATTCAAAAAGAAGTCGATGCAATGAAGCAAAACAAAACCAGGTCCTTTGCTGACATGCTTCTTTATCGCTCCATGGATTCTCATCTGAGCGATTTGAAGGCCGAAAAATTAAAGCAAGATAGTCGGCACCCACTTATCGATTTTTTTGAGCTGCGGCTGAAAGGCTCTGAGGTTGACTTTGGCTCTATTCCTTTAGAGCTGCTTGGGGCTATTTCAACAAATCTTGCAGCGCTAATACAAAGAGCAACACACAAAATTGCCTCAGGCAAGGACTCAAAAAAAGTTCCCTACGACGTGAAAAGCTCCTTAAACCTCAGGCTGGCTGATTTATCCCCTGGGTCTACAAAATTGGGCGTCACCTTCTTTACAGGAATAGCAGAATTAGTAGAAACAGTACCCAGCAAGGCTGTAAAAGGCATATTCGATTTGTTGTTAAGCGATGACGACAACAACTTCATGAATCACGTCGCTGAAATAGGATACAATTCCACTGTAAGCCTTAAGAGAATCCTAGAGGAATGTGATAAACACAACTTAACATTTGATGCAAGTTGGACCGGTCCATTTAGTAATGGCACCAAGGTGGCAACTATTGACTCCAATAAAATTAAGTACTTGGTGAGTAGACTTACATCAACCATTTCATCCCCTCCCATTACTGAAACGGTTACAGGCGAACTGGTCGTTCTATCCAAATATGGGAAGCTGGAGCTTGATGTTGGTGGTGAACATTTAAAGGCTTCCTATCCGATTGAAATGCTAGATTTAATACAAAAAAAACACAAAGTCGGACAGATTGTTTCTCTTTTAGTGGAGACTACTGAGATTCACAATGATCGCATAGGTCTGTACCGTAAAAACCATCTTGTTAAATCGGTTCTTTAATATCTCACCCGGCCACCGCGCCGGGTTTTTTATTGCCCACCCATAAAGCTATCCGCCATTCTGCCGATAACTATTCAGCCTGAAGCTGATAACAATAACTATCGCAACACTACCTGCCCGCCCGTGCGGGCTTTTTTATTGCCCTTTCCGCACTATCTCAGCTGCATCCCTGTTCACACCCTTCCCTATCACGTTTCCTGTTTCCTTCCGGTACTGCTCCAGCTTGCCGATGATGTTTTGCTGGGTCATAGGTAAATCTGCCAGTGACAACTCCATGACCGCCCGCCCCATCGCCTGAATTTTCATGCTTATACGCTCTTCATCCAGAACCATGCACATCCCTCCTGCTGTTTTTTTAAGCATAGCACTCATGATTTACAAAAATAAATTCATTTAGTTATCATTAATTTATAACTTATGTGATTGATATTATAAATTAGGTTATTGCCATCACTCATAACTAAGGTTATCTTTAACCCATCGAAACGAAACATCGACAGCTGAGCGAAGTTAGCCAGCGGCGGACAGCAAGTCGCCTGCTTTTTAACAACATGCAAAGTCGGAACAGCACTCGGTAATCCTGTTTAGACCCCAACGTAAAAATTCGGCGCAGCACCGGGCGCGATCCGGTCGGTGTGAGGCTACCCCCTCGCGAGAGCGATAAAGGCGTGGGAACGGGCAACACTGGCGGGATGAGAGGTGCGAAGCGCAAACAGATTTATTCCAGTCCATTCGAAGTTGAGTGGGCTGGGCTGAATTAAGCATTTCTCCCGCATCAGCGGGTAACTACAGAGCCAACCTCAAGCACCGGGCGCCGATGCTTGGTGATGGTAATACTGCCATCTCAACCGCACAGGAGACGATGATCCTGTTCTGGTTGGATTGGAAAAGTCTTCTTGGCCCGCCAGCGCGCGGGCATTTTTTTGGAGGTTGCATGTTTGCTACTGACATCTCACTGAAATACGGCACTCATCAGCCAGAGACGATTCTGGAAACAATGCCGATTGAAGAAGCCTCCGAGATCATCAAGGAGAAGCTTCGTGATGAAGTGCGCCAGGAACTCGAGTGCGAGTATGGCGATCGTCTTTATGAGGCTGAAGAAGAAGCATCAAACTGGGAAAGCAGAGCTGACGACTATGAAAGCGATGCAACTTGCCTGGCTAAGGCCGTAAGAGAGGCTTTTGAATCCGCCAACTTTGAAGATGCAAAGGTAATCCTCGAGCTAGCGATGCACGACCACAAAGACTATTTCTGAAGACCCGCCACGGCGGGTTTTTTATCGGCCATACCTCAGTAACTTCACAGAGGTTGCTTGGTTATGACAACCGGCGGCCATCCACCGCCCATTAGCGCAGAAGTCTTGTTTAACGTTCGGCGGCGCGGCCTTAAGCGCGGAGATGATTATGACTCTTATCGAATTGACCAAAAAGAAAATGGCAATTGAAGCTGAGCTGGCTCAGTTGAAGGCGAAGTTTGTTGACGATACCTCACGTATCGGAAAGGAGTTGATTGCCGTGTCTGAAGGTATCAACCAGGCCAATAAAGGCCTAACGGTTGAGATGGTTAGGCATGGCATGACGATCATTAACTTCGGAGACCCGAAACAAAGCATGGAGCGGCGCGGGTGTGTTGAAGACGCGATTAACGACATTGCGTCGGGGTTCAACCGTCTGAGCGAGCGTTATTTTGGCACAAAAAACTACGCCCAATGGAGCGATCAGCGTGAAGACCATCGCTATGGATATGGCCCTAAACACGGCTCTATCTGCTTCAAGATCGGTTTAACTGGCACCGCACTTAATAAGCTGGCAAGCGGCGGGTTGAGTGATTACGACGCTGAATGCGCTATCTACTGCCTGATGAACATTGACGCCATCAATGCGGCAAACGCCAAAGCCCGGGAGGCATCATGACAGTCACCCACAACGGAAAGCAGTACACCGTAAAGCGCTGCGCCCTGAACAATAACGAATGGCGGTTAACATCGGTCACTAGCCCTCGTGAGCAAGTCACGCTGAACCGCTGGCAGATGCACGTTGCTGGCTTACTGGCTCATGTGGAGGGTAAAAAATGATGTCTCACTACGGCACTACACCACTCATTCGCCAGTGCGTCACGCCTGGCATGATGGCAATGCATGAAGGACGAACCTATCGCGTCTCAGCAGTCATTCAGGAGCGCAAATGGGTGTACCTGCATACCGATGCAGAAATCATCCGCCTCAGTGACTGCGTGATTGACGTCCTTCTGGACGGTCACGGCAACCCTATCCAGCACTAACCCCCCTAATCAACCGATCGGCCTGGCATTACGCGGGCGGGATCTGCACATCCAAATTTCAGGAGAAACCATGAGCGAAGTAACGGACTTAACTGTCATCGAAATCAAGCCGGAGCAGGCGCCAGCGCTTTACGTAGCGGGCGGCCTTGACGCTTACCTCGAGCAAATCCGCCAGGCAGTAAACGAAGTGCCGGACCTGTCCACGAAGAAAGGTCGTGACCGTGTAGCCTCTCTGGCGGCGCAGGTGTCCCGCAGTAAGACGGCAATCGAAAAGCCTGGCCGTGAGTACCTGAAGCGATTGAAAGAGGCTGTGCGCCCTGCTGAGGCCGAAATTAAGCGTTTCGTTGATGCCTGTGACGAGTTGCGCGATGCGACCCGCCGCCCGCTAACCGAATGGGAAGCAGAGCAGGAACGCATCAAGGCCGAAGAGGCTATGAACGCACTGCACGCCGAAGCGCTGGTGATGAACGAAGAGTTCGACCTCCAGCGCGTTGCGCAGATCGAAGCAGACCACGAAATGGCTTTGCTGATGAATGACGCTTTCGATCGTGACCGCGAAGAGCAGCGCCGTCTGGCGGAACAGGCTCAGCGTGAACACGAAGAGCGCATTAAGCGGGAAGCTGCGGAACAGGCCCGCCGTGATGCCGAAGCGAAGCACAAAGCGGAGATTGAAGCCGCAGCGCGCCGTGAAGCAGAAGAGAAAGCCCGCGCTGAACTAGCGGAACGCCAGCGCATTGAAGCGGAACAGCGTGCGGCACGCGAGAAGCAGGAAGCGGAAGCCCGGGCGGAACGCGAAAAAGCCGCGGCGGTTGAAGCCGAGCGCCTGAAGGCAAAACAGGCCGAAGATGCTCGCCTGGCCGAAGAGAAGCGCAAAGCCGACGAGCAAGCCAAACGCGAAGCTGACGTGAAGCACCGCAAGACGGTCGGCACCAACATCGTTAACGCCCTCACCAGCAACACCAGCTTAACCCGCGACCAGGCTATCGAAGTTCTTACTGCTCTGAAAGATGACCTGATCCCCTGCGCGAAAATTCATTACTGAGGCAACCATGAACGCATACCTCACATACGACCGAATCGAAGATCGGCGCTGGGTTGAGCAGCAGCTCACCGACGAGAAGGAGAAGTGGATCGACGACCGGGCGAAAGAACTGATTGCCATGTTCCCTGCGAAACCTCTGGAAATGAGCAGCTTGTTCCTGCCCCAGGAAGCCCAGTTTGCGCTTATCGGAGAAAAGGCCGAAGAGGCATACAACGAATACATAACGGCCTGCGCATATGCCCGTGCCGAAGAAGAATGGCAGCGTCAAGCGCCCTGCCCGTTCTAAGGAGTGATCATGAGCTTAACCCTTGTTGATTTCGTCAAACAACAGGAGCCGCTTTTCATTAAGGCGGCCACAGACGAGCGGATGGTGTGGGCGAAGGAAAGCCAGTTCGCCATCCAACTATTTCAGAACAACGACTACCTCGCGAAAGTCGCATTCCAGAACCAGACCAGCACGCAGAACGCAATCATCAACGTTGCGGCTATCGGTATTTCGCTCAATCCAGCTCAGAAGCTGGCTTACCTGGTTCCGCGGAAAGGGGCTATTTGCCTCGACATCAGTTACATGGGCCTGATGCACATCGCGCAGCAGTCTGGCGCCATTAAGTGGTGCCAGTCGGCCATTGTTCGCAGAAACGACCAGTTCCGCCGCGAGGGGCTCGATAAGCCTCCAATCCACATCTACAACGACTTCGATACTGAAGAACAGCGCGGGGACATCGTAGGCGCGTATGTAACGGTAAAAACTGACGATGGTGATTACCTCACCCATACGATGCGCATCGATGCCATCTACTCCATCCGTGACCGCTCAGAAGCGTGGAAGAAGTACAAATCCGACAATAGCAAGAAGTGTCCATGGGTCACCGATGAAGAGCAGATGATCCTCAAGACGGTCGTGAAGCAGGCAGCAAAATACTGGCCTCGCCGTGAGCGCCTGGACGCCGCCATAGACCACGTTAACACCGAGGGCGAAGAAGGTATCAACTTTACAGCAGAGCGTCAGACTGAGCGCGATATAACGCCGCTTAGCGAAGCCACGCAGAAAGAGATAAACGACCTGCTTGTCTCTTTGGATAAGACATGGGATGCCGATCTTCTCCCTCTCTGTTCACGCATTTTCAAACGCCCTATCTCGCAGCCAGCCGACCTAACAGAAATGGAAGGTGTTAAGGCTCTCGGGTTCCTCAGGCAAAAGGCGGCAGCATGACACCAGAAATTATCCTGGCCCGGACCGGTATCGACGTAACTACTATCCAGCAAGGCGACGAGGCATGGCACCGGCTGCGCCTCGGCGTTATCACCGCCTCTGAAGTGCACAACGTCATCGCCAAGCCAAGATCGGGAAAGAAGTGGACAGACATGAAAATGTCCTACTTCCACACGCTGCTCGCCGAGGTATGCACAGGCGTCGCGCCAGAGGTTAACGCCAAGGCGCTGGCCTGGGGCAAGCAGTATGAAGAAGACGCCCGTGCTCTCTTCGAGTTCACAACGAACGTAAAAGTCACGGAGTCTCCGATCCTTTTCCGTGACGAGAGCATGCGCACTGCATGCTCTCCTGACGGCCTGTGCAGTAACGGATTCGGCCTCGAATTGAAATGTCCGTTCACCTCCCGCGACTTCATGAAATTCCGCCTTGGCGGTTTCGAAGCCATCAAGTCTGCGTATATGGCCCAGGTGCAGTACAGCATGTGGGTGACCGGGAAAGAAGCCTGGTTCTTTGCCAACTACGACCCGCGCATGAAACGCGAAGGTATTCACCACGTCGTAGTTGAGCGGGATCCGCAATACATGACCGATTTCAATGAAATGGTTCCGGAGTTCATCGAGAAGATGGACGAAGCGCTGGCGGAAATCGGCTTCACGTTCGGGGAGCAGTGGAAATGAAACGAACCCCCTTCTATCGCAGACCCGGGCGCACCGGACAATTCTCCGGCCTTCGTGAGCGCGTTATCTGGATGATTCAGACGCGCGGCCGCCCGGTAACCGGCAGCGAAATCGCTGAGAAGTTTGGCGTAACGCTCATCGAGTTTAACCGGGTCGCCAACGGCATTACCCGCGGCTCCGGACAGATAGCTCAGATCGTTGAGTCGGAAAAATGGATCAACGAGGACGGCATCTGCGACCGGACATTCGACTTAGTCACGAAGCCAAGGGTCGTAACACCACAGGGTAAATCGCGGCTGTTCACCCGGCGCGCCATTGAGCAATCGCAGGAAGGTAGACGGCAGGAGTGCATAGCGCGTGCCGCCCGCCGTAGCCGACTGATTGCTCAGGGCCTCTACATCGACGAAATGGAGTCCATCCTATGACTCACGCTCACGACGACATCAGCGTAGGCACACTGTGCCTCCCCTTCATTGGTAACTGCTGGCTAATACCATGGGGTGAAGTGGTCAGCAATCCATTAAAGGCGCAGCGGCTCGCTGAGAAATATCGGGAAAGGCAGGAGGCAGCATGAGTGAAGCACCAATGATTATCGTGCCGACAGATATTGTCCAGAAGATTAAAGAAATCGAATCCTCTTACCAGCGTTACGTCAATGAGTTCAGGATCCCCGAAGACCACAAAATTATCGTTAACTTTTCTGCCGGTAAAGATTCCACAGCAACCATGGCAATCGCCCACGCTCTGTTCGGCGACAAGGTGCAAGGTGTCATGGCCGATACCGACAACGAACACGAGCTAACAATTGAGTTCGGTAAAACCATTCATGAGCAAATCGGATGCAAACCGATAAGCGTGGTTAAACGAGTTTACTCAGAGGAGCA